AGGCAATCCAAAGGATTCAGAGGTGTCAGTAAGCTCAACGTCAGAACTACCAAACCCGCTACGAGTAGTTTGAGTGGCAGATACAATCGGAAGGTTCGCCTCAACTGCGAGACCCCGTAATTCTTCTGCGATTGCTTTGATGTATGAATAGGAGTTGACTGTTGAGTTTCCTCTGTATCTTGATGAGGCACAAATATTAAGATAATCTATGAATATTATATCAGGTTTAAATGATTTTTTCAAGGCAAGTTCCTGAAGTAATGACTTAAAATGCCCCATATGAGCAGATGCAGTAGGATACTCTTTAATAATCAAAGTTCCTTGCGTCTTCTTAGCAAGGTTTGTTACCTTACTTTCATACATCACTTTAGGAAGATCGGTTATATCTTGAATTGGGACATTAAGTAAATTAGCATCGATCCTCTCCGCAATCTTTTCCTCTGCCATTTCGAGAGTGATGTAGAGGACGTTCTTTCCCTGGAGTAAAGCTGCGCTTGCCACATGACACATAAATAAAGATTTTCCAACCCCTGTGCCAGCAAGAGCAATGTTGAGAGTCTTATTCGGCAGACCCCCTTTCGTAATTTTATTGAAGTATTCGAGATCAAACTCGATCTTGTCTTCCTTCCTGTGGTAGGACTCATAACGCTCCTCATAATCAATTAAGTAATCATGTCCAATATGAGTGTCAAAAGACACTGCAAGGGCATCTGATAAAATACTAGGTATAGCATCTCTTCCTTTTGTCTCATCCTTACCATCAGCAAGTTGAATAGATTCCATTAATGCCAAATAAATGGCACGATCACGACACCACTTTTCAGTAGTATCAACCAACCAATTAAATTCAGTATACTCTTCTTCTAAATTACTGATTAATGTAGTAATCTCTTTGAATGAAGTATCATTAATATCTTGACGTTTCTCAGTCTCAATACATAATACTTCTTTAGTTACTGGTTGATTATATTCACTCACAAACTTGGTTATCTCTTCAAAGACAACCTTCTGATTATAATCTTCAAAGTAATCTGCTCTAATGAAAGGAATGACCTTACGAACATACTCTTCATTATGAATAAGATTTCTTAGTATAAGAAATTCAACTTTGTCCATGTGGCATATCAAATACAAAGGTTATCCTAGGCTCATCGCCAAGATTCACAGTGCCATGAGGCATCTTATTATTAAACCAGAAAAGTGTCCCTGGGTCAACTATAGCAGTTTCAGTTCCTACAAAATATTGGTATTTACCTGAAATAGAAAGATGAAACCGATCCCTGGTATGATAATAAGTTCCTTCATCAATATGAGCTCCCACATATCCATCAACAGGAATACGCAAAAACCCACATCGATGAATTTCTCTACCAGGCAATTCCCTTTTTATAATCTTTATTATTTCTGTATGTCTATCATATGCAGGAGTTGGTTTACAGAGTTCAGAATCTCCTACAAAATCTTCCTTCTTTATTACTGCCCCCATTATCAGTTGGAGATTTCCTACATCAATATCATCATATCCACGATCAAGTAAACTTTCAGCACCCTCTCTCTGGTTAAACCAATCTTCAGAATACTGTTCAAGTTGTTCAACTACCTTAGATACACCTATCCCTCTCTTTATAAGACTTATATTTTCACTCATGATCCATAACTAAACTCCTTTTGAGCACACTCATCCAGAGCTTGCATTATTTCTGGCGTAAAATACTTTTCAGGATCTTCATAAACATTCTTCGGATAAACCTTTGCCTCTCCAATCTGGTAGCGGTTTCCAACCTTTGTAAAGACTTCGTATTTTTCTCCAAGTGAGAGTAATCCGTAATAGGGGTCCAGTCCTCGTTCATCGTAGAATAGGCGAATCTCCACCTCTTTGTTTTCTTTACTTAAACGTGATTTATGCGTCTTTGCTTTGATAATGTTTCCGATGACTTCTTTGCCATCCTTCTCTTTTTTCTTTCCGAGATAAATGATTGTACTTGCTGCGTACTTGAGGCCAGAACCTCCTCCCATTTCTTTTGTAGGGATATAAGAACCAATGACATCGTATGTGTGATTTGTTACTATTAGTGGAATGTTTGCTTGACCAAGTTTCAAAGTAAGCATTCTAAACGCACCTTTAACAAGTTGAGATTTGGTCATATCCCTTACTTGTTTGTCATTAAGTGCGTCAGTGATTTCCTTTTCTGTTGAAAGCATACCCAGAGAATCTAACACAAACATACAAGGTTTGCGATCCTCTATAGGCATCTGTAAATATTTATCAACTGCCTTTAGTACTTTAGTACGGAACTCCTCAATAGTCACTACATTAATGACTACAAGACGATCCATATCAATACCACGACTCTCTAAAAGTGGTTTAGTAATACTACTCTCAGTGTCAAAGTAGAGACAATAAGAAGAGGGGTTAGTATCCAAAAAGTTCTTAACAACGGCGAGAGCGAAAAAAGTTTTTCCTGTACTAGATTCTCCAGCAATAGCAGTAATTTTATTGCCAGATACGCCCCCAAATATACTACCACTGACAAGTCCGTTAAAAATGAACGAACCCGTGTCAACATATCGTTCAGTTTCAGATATATCGGATGCGAGTTGGGTGTACTCATCTCCAATCTCCTTTACAATGTCTTTTAAAAAATCCATTATGCCACCATTCCATGTTGCTCACGAAGTATTTTTTTATATGGTCCACCGGGATTTGCATCCCTTACTTCTTTAACCAATTTCAATTTTTCATACAATGCAGTATCGCCACCTATAAATTGTAATTTGGTTCGATAATGTAAAGCTTTAACTATAATGTTTAATTCTTGGTCGTCAATAGGTAAATCCATTAGATGTCACACTCTCCATGTTTACATTGATAATCATCAGATTCTGCATAAACTTTAACTACATTATCCATATTTGATCTAGATACATTAAAGTCAATTTTCCTCTCCTCCCTAAGATTCTTAAGTAAAAAATAAAGTCTAGTATCACCACCAAGAGCAAGTGCCTTAACAATAATATCCAAATCTTTGTCGTTAATAGGAAGGTCCATTAGGAAAAAAAGGATTCTAAGTTTACAGTTTTTTCTACATTCCAACCAATCGCATCTAAAATGATCTTAAGTGGTTCTAAGAAGGATTTGTTAAATTGTAAGTCATAGTCGATATACTTGTCAAGACCAATCTCATGCGGAAAATCCTGAATGAAAGAAATAATATTCTCATGAATAATATTTGGTTTCTTCAGGTAACAGAATTTGATCTTTTCACCGTTCTGAATGAGGGAATACTTATTGTCTAACTTATGCTTTTTAACATAATGATTATACAATAAGGCACCACGTATATGTATAGGAGTTCCTTTAGAGTATATCGTAGAATGAGCAGAATACTTATCTACATTAGATGCAGACCGAGGGAATGATATATCTTCAGGAGGTAAAGTCCTAAATTTCTTACGTGAATTTTCAATAAACTTCTGCACCTCATCTTCAGTACCGTTCATCATTATCTTTAAGGCATCCTTAATCATAGTACGACAAGGTGCAGGTGTTGAAGACTTAACTGCCTCAATACCCATCATCTTTAACTTAGGTTCTTCATACCTTACTCCTTCACTATCCCACACATTAAGAATATATCGCTTCTTCGCAGTCCATATACCACGGTCAGCAATGTTCTCTCGTGCCATAACCATCTTCTGGTCATACGCATTTACGTAGTCGGCCAGTTCTTGGTAAGCACTTTCAATATAAGGCTCAAATTCCATTTCACAGATCTTGTTAAGGAACGTGACAACGCCTTCATTAGTTTTCTCTCTTCCCTTGTATACAGCCTCGACCAGAGGACCCAAGTTAAGATAAATGGAATCGGTATCAGAAGCAATAACATAATCAACATCCTCAGTTTTTAAAATCTTATTAATCTTCTGGTTCATTCTATTCTCTATCCAACGAATAGATACTTGGCCAGAAAGGGTAATGGCTTCGGCATTAGCAAGTTTATAATACCTGAAGTACTGATTGCCGATAGCACCATAAGCACTGTTAAGAGATATCTTCTTTGCCATTTGAATATTGTTGCACCTTGCAATCTCTTTTGTAAGGGCAACTGATGGGGTCTTCTCATAATCTTTCTTTGCCTGAATCATCCTTTTCTTAAAGACCACACGGTCTCCATACATCTTATCCATCAACTCTGGTAAGAATCCTCTTACGTCTTTTCTATACTGTGCCCCATTAGCACAAGTTGCATACTCACCATTAATCTCTGCATCTTGATTTAGAAACCTTTCAACGCTTGCGCTGGGATGTCTAGTTTCGATGAGGGTTTCTGGACTGATATTGTACTGCATAATAAGGTGAGGGTACAAGCTATTAAGGTCAAAACTGACAACCCAATCATACTTTCCCGGTTTCGGTTCCTTGACATATGCTCCAGCGTACTTTTCGTTCTTTTGTGATCTATTCTTAGGGGGAATAACAATATTCCTTTTCTTTAAGTAGTTATAAATTATCGTATCCCACATCCGTACCTGATAGAACACATCATTATAATTGACCTTAGCATCATATGCCATAGTCAATGCAAGTTCAATCAGTTTCATCTTGTCTTCCAAACGGTCAACAAGTTCCACGTCCACTATATTATACTCAATAAACTTCTGCCAACCCTTTGTATAGAAATCCTTAAAAGTATCATACTCACTGTGATCTAATTTCTTCTGCCCCAGTTCAACACTCGCAATATAATCCAACCTATAAGACTCCTGTGCCTTATAAGTAAATTTCTTATAGAGATCAAGATAATCAAGTTGAGTTACACCACCAACGTCAAATACAGCATGAGGTCTTCCATTAATATAAATCTCACCTTGACTTACCAGTCCCCACGGAGAAAGTCTTTTCATCAACTTCTCACCAAGTATCCGCTCAAGACGCTTCGCAATATATGGTATGTCGTATAGTTGAATGTTCCATCCAGTAATTACATCTGGAACATCCTCCATCCAATAGTTAATAAAATTACTTAACAGATTATGCTCGGTAGGACAATGATGATATTTTACATCCTTCCTATTATTCTCAAAGGGTTTACTTCCCCAAGTAACGATTTGCTTTGTCGTATAGTCCTGGATACTAATAGCGAGGATCTCTTCACTACACGATTCAACATCCGGAAATCCTTCCTCAGACGCAACCTCAATATCCAAAGTAACAAGTTTAATCTGGCTGATGTCAAACTTGACCTCATCCTCAGGGTATTTTTCTGATATGTACTGGTAAATATACCGATCGTTCCCGTATATCTCAAATCCCTCAATATCTTCATATCTTTTATAGAACTCTCTACAATCCCTAACCGTTCCTGGATTAATAGCTTCAACTGATTCTCCACTTAACGTTTTATATTTAGCCCTTTTCTTAGACTTAACAAATAAAGTAGGGAAGAATTCATCCCTATGTTCATACCTCCTTCCATCCTCAACACCACGAACAAGAAATTGATTTCCAATTAATTGAACATTAGTATAAAATCTCATTCTGTCAAATCCCTACAAGGTTCGTCTGTTGGGATCCAAGATGTACCTTCACATCCATGCTTTGCCCACCACCAAGGATAATCTCTCTTGGTAGATTCTTGTGCCATTCTATTAATGTCAGTATAATCCGGACCATGCTCTTGCCAGGGAGGTTCTGCTGGAAGAGATGTTACTAATGATGCCAGTAGAAAAATCATTCTTTAGTTAAGTTTAAATACTTTTCAAGTAAAGCGGGTGTGGGGTCTGCCAACGTAACTATTTTATCAGATCCCATCATAAAACTAGTGTCTCTTGTAACATCTGTTAAAAAAGGTTCCAAAATTGTTGAACCAGATTCAGTGTTAATAATAAAAGGACTTACTAATTTACAATCAGGTTGTCCAATATCAACTGCAGCAACTTCTTCAATCTGACTGATCAGAAGTTGATTGTTCATCAGTGCTAATACTTTGATTGTCTTTTCCATTTTTTACAATATCCTCAAGATACATTTCTTCTAATTTAGTGACGGGTTCTACCATCGTAATCATCCAATCAGCAGGAATAGGAATCTTATCTTCTTTAGAAAGAGGCATCCAAGGAAAAAGTGATACATTATATCCCTGTTTATGTTCCTTACCTTCATTTCCAAGATCTGTCACATCCCTCAATTTAATAACACATGGTTTTCCAAGAAAATACCCAATAACTCTAGGGGGATTATCCTTAGAATCAGGCTCTCCTACTGTCATCTCAGTGACATCCGCAATAATGTCTTCTCCCGATTTTAACAAAACTAATTTAATAGTCATAGTATCTATTTACCTTCTAGTATTATAGCAATAAAAAAGAGGGCAGTCAATACCCTCTTAATTCATCTCGAACATTTATATTTAGAGATAATCCTTACGAGCATGATGATCGGGAACTATCTTTCCCAATTGTACCACGAGGAGTCCGTCGTCAAAGCTGACGGATCTAATCTCTGTATCATCGGTGAGCGTCCAGACTCGTTCAAAAGACCTTTGGGCCAATCCTTTATGGACAAATTCTCCATCGACCTTTGATTCTTCTTTTTTGCCTTCCACATATAACTTTCCAAACTCCGTATAGACGGATACTTCATCTTTCTTAAACCCCGCAAGGGCGATTTCAAGTCTCGATTCGACATTATTTACGTGTACCAAATTATAAGGTGGATAATTGGAAGTTGTATCTACAGTATCATCCCAAAATCTATTGAGATAATCATCAATTCCAATACTATTTCTACTTATCTTATCAAAAAGTTCCGGAAGATTTGCAGCGTGATACCTGGCTAGTGTGCCCATTGTTCTTAGCTCCTTTAAAAGCGAGTTTGTGTTTTGTGTACCCTTACGGCGTACATTACTATTTAACCACACCCACCTAAAATACTCAGTCGTAAAGACCCAATAATTGAGTTCGGGTGTCCGCCCAATCTTTAACAGGGTGCGGATAACCGCCCATCTCTTTTACTGCTTCCCCTAAAGAATGATCATTTCCACCCTTCTCCATTCTATCACCAAAGAAATGTATCTCATCATCTTTAGAAAAATCCCTTAAGATTTGACTCTTATCACTCCCTAAAGGTCCAATATCAATACCAGTTTGTCCTCCTAAAGCCACATTTAGATTAAGAAATTGATATCTTAATCGATGTGCTATAAACAATCTTTCTGTATGAATCTTATCCCATTTCATATACTCTTCTCTACCTTTAAAAGGATCAGGATCTCTACCCAAAATACTAAAATTAACTCCACCAGGTCTTTTCTCAATATGATTTCCATTACGAATAGAAAACTGACTAAAATCTAATTCATCCTGTAAAAATCTTTCTACGTCTTTAGGAATATCCCAATCATCCCTATAAACATTCTCATCCCCTTCATACGCATCACTACCAGAGCAATTATAAACTCTCTTGCAGTTATTGTATATCTCAGGGGTAACCTGTTCTAAAGTCTTCTGCCTATCACTACCCGTAACAAGATAGACCTCTTCACTACAAGTCAAATGCATAAAAAGAGGAGCAAATTCTGGATCAATCTTCCCCCTACTAGGAGTCAAAGTTCCATCAACATCAAAAATAAATTTTTTCAATTAATTACTCTGGCTGATTAAACGGTGCGACTATAACATCAGCACATAAGTAACTCATTGTTGACTCAGGATGATACTCAATTCCAAATCGTTTTAATTCACCACAATTCTTAAGTCGGGCTATATCATAATCCAGTTGCCTATTCATAAGCATCTGTCGTTTCATATCCTTATCTGGTCCTCGACCAACACCGACAATAGAAAATCCCGCTACAACTGCAGTTGCTATAGCAATAACATTAACTGTTGTTTGATTCAAATACTTTTTCATAATTACTCCGTTTCTTGGGTCTTTCCTTTCTTACCGATGTTATACTTCTGTTCTAAAATCCAATCACCCTTATCCTTATATGCCAGAACCTTAATTTGATTCAAAGGAGCAATATCAGAAACTGAATCAGGTTTTACTACTGAAATAAGTCCCCAATCAGCAAGTAAGCGAGTAATGCGATTGCGACGTTGTACGTCGTTAGATGTGAGATTAGCATGTTTTCCATCCAACGCAAACAATTCTTTAAAATGTACAATATAATATCTACCTTGCTTGTGCAAAATATGACAAGATTGATAGAGTCTTTTCTCCTTCCTCGATGCTACTCCAATTCGTGTTAGAGTCTCACGTACTTTTAAGAAATCGTCCGGTTCATTAAGAAGCACCTCTACCATTTGGTCCTGAGACCACCTAACTTCAGGTTCTACCGTGGTAGTCATTTTATTCCTCCAGTGTCAAGTCGTTGTTTAATGTAATCCAATTGTTGTTTTGATAAAATTTTCAAAGCTTGTGATGCTTTTTCGTTACTATAACCATAGTATTGTTTTACGATTTCAAGATCCGTGACTTTTTCCTTACGGAGCCAGGGAGAAAATCTCTTCTTTTTTCTAAGAGTATTTAGATAAAATGAATATTGCATATCTTTGTCTAGGTTAGGATACCTATTCATTTCATTAGCAAACAATATACAATCAAGATGACCTGATAGACAACGATTAATAATATATGGAGGATAGTCCTTAACTATACTAAGATCTTCCTCTATCAAATTCTCTTTATTAAAATTAATAGAATTCAACCAATCTTTAAGTTCTGTCATTTTTGCAATTCCTTAATCTTATCTTTCCAATAATCCCTCTCCTCCTCATCAATCCAAGGAGAGTGGGCCATAATATTTGCGTGTTGTAACCAATGGTCTTTAGTCCAATCCTTACGGGGCTGACCTTTATACTGTTTTACATTACCAATACTCATTCAGCAAGACCTTCTTTTTTTAACCTATTATAATTATAGCATCCCTCAAAGGTATGTTGAACTTTTGGTTTATTATAATTCATCAACAGTAACTCCTTTCTTCTCTTCTGCTCCCTCATATATTCACCAACAGAACGCATGGTATAAGTCAAATCAAATTCAGCAGCCTGCCAATTCTTAAATCGGTCCTTTACTAACTGATCTGAATTATAACTAATCATCATATCAATTTTATACTTATCACAATCCTCCGCAAACTTATCATGATCAAATCCTTTATGCATATCCCCCTTCTTACCATAGAGATTATCCTTAATATCATAAGGAGGATCAAGATACATAAAGATATCCTTATGAACATCTCTCTCCATTAAGTACTCATAAGAATACCCATTAATATGCCAATTAGATATTATATCAGAATATCCAGGTAACTTCTCAATACCCCTCATAGAGAAATTAGAAACAGATGCTTGTTTTGAAAACGAAGAAGATTCAGTTAAACCACTGAATGAACATTTATTAACAATATAAAATGCTGCTGCACGTTCAATACTATCTACACCACTCTTATTAATTGCTTCTTTAGCATTAAGAAAAAGTTCTAATGCAGGAAATTCTGTACCCTCCACTTTTCTTAATTCTTTAGGAGGATCTGGATGGTTATTTTTATAATCTACTAACTTCTCTGTTAATTCGTCACCAAACTGCTGCAACTGAACCCAAAAATTTACCAAGGGTTCATATAAATCATTAACTGTAATTTTTAAATGAGGATACTTCTTACTAATATGAAGCGCAACACTTCCTCCACCTAAAAAAGGTTCTCTAAACTCCACGTAATTACTAAGATCTGGAAAGTACTGATCCATCTTAGTACAAGCACGAGACTTGCCACCAGGATAACGTAAAGGAGTCTTATACGCTTTCAGAGATTTTATTGTCATATTCAATAATAATGCGTTTTGCTCTTTCACCATTGGTGTTAATTATGGATTGGTTAAGGTACTCCCCACCAAGCATAATTGATAGTTCTTTAATTCGTTCTAAAATATGCTTCTCATTATGGATAGTCATAGAAACCCTCAGGAACAATCATAGGATTTCTTCTAACTCTACCAAAATCCAATACTATAGGAGCCTCTAATACACTTTTAATAGTATTAGACATCCTACGATATCCAGTACCAACATACAACTGACCTGCTAATACAGATAGTGTAGCAGTACCCCAGAAGATATAGTACCACCTAGATTTAACTTGATGTCTTTGTTTCTTTTTTAATTTACTTTTCATAATAGTCATTCTACACCATCCTTACTGGCATTGGCAAGATTCTTTCTAGTAAGTTCATTATTTAGTTGTCTTTCCAACTCAATTTCTAAAGATATAAGATGCTCTTTAAGATACTCTTCCCATTCATTATCCTCTATTAAATCATGCAGATGTGCAATATGCTCAAGTGCAAAAATTAATTTAGTCTGTGAATTCATTCGCATAATTCAGATAAAGAAAATAGACTAGAGAGTTTTAATTCAGCAGATTCCATAAAATCATCCGCTTCTCCATTTTCCTGGCGATCTACAATAGCAATAACATCATTGACCACATAACCCGCGTCACGCAATCTAGTTGCTGCTTTAATCGATGAACCACCTGTGGTAATAACATCCTCCAAAACAGTCACTACAGACCCTTCTGGGGGCAGAGGGCCCTCAATCCAAGCACCTGTACCATGACCCTTTGCTTCCTTACGAACTATTAAAGCATTGACCATTCTACCATCCAAAGCAGACACTAAAGAAACACCACTAACTAAAGGATCAGCCCCTAATGTCAATCCTGCTACCACATTAGTTTTCACTTCTTTTAACAGCAATAAACTAACAAGAGTAAGACCCCTTCCACTTAAAATTACCGGTTTACAATTTACATAATGCTCACTAGTCTTCCCAGAAGAAAGTTTAAATTCCCCTTTCTTATAAGCATGTTTCTTTAACAGTTCTAATAATTCTTCCTTCATTTGAAATTACACTCCATAGTAACTTTACCACATTGAACAGGTCCATTGATCATAAAATTTCCTGCCAAAGAATATCTATCAAAGTCCTCCTCCAATTCATCAATACCATGTATCATGGTAGCAGGAAATATATATAAATCTCCCGTCTTAGGGGTAAATCCCCAATTACTACTATTGAATTTATTATGTTCCTGATAAGGGAAACTTAAAGTAGTTCCAAATAACTTTTCTCTAGGATACGTAACAAAAGAACCAGAAGTATCATTTACTAAAGGATACCATGCAAAAGCAATTACTGCATTCTCATGATAATGTTGTTGACCCCAATCTCCTTTCTTATGAAGATTAGCCCAGGAAGATATATGAACTGGAGTTACTACTTTAGCATATCCACAGTAATCATAAAAGTATTCTTCAACTTTTTGTGTTATAAGTTTTTTTATTCCTTTTAATAATGGATCGTCTAATAACTTCTCATGAGTCATATATCCAGTATTATGCCGATGAAATTTCTGAGACTTAATATATTCTAATACTTTAAGTGGAACCTCTATGTGGGTTTGAAGTAAGGGAGTAGCATATAATTGATGTAAAGTATCCATCACTTAAACTCGCATTCCACCATAATTTCAGTAAGACAAGCAAGCAGATTTATTTCTTGATCCGCCACAAATGCAATTTGGTATTGATACTTAGCAATAACAAGCACAGCAGCAGGAATGGTGCTAGGA